TAACTACACTGTCTTCATCTATTCCCTATTAAACAATTCTGCCACTGTAATTGCCACTGTTTCTGGTATTAATGTTGATTTAAATATAAGTAGAGAAATATTTTACAGTGTTTTCAATAAATACAAGATCTTTAAGTAGCATATCTGAATTTTCGAGATATAATTAGAGAGTAAGGATTTCGAGAGCTTTACACTCACTCATTCCCCTTAATTAAACCTGAGGGGAATTTTTTAAAGAGTGTTGATAATCTTGAATTTCGAGGTATAATATATTTGATGGTCCTCAGTAGCTCAGTGGTAGTAGCGACAAGCTGTTAACTTGTATGTCCCAAGTTCGAATCTTGGCTGAGGAGTTTTGGCTGTTAGTCGAGTGGTTAAGATGTCTCCCTTTCACGGAGAAGACCAGGAGTTCAATCCTCCTACAGGCTATATAATGATTTCCGGTCGTTCAATGGTAGGACAGAGGTTTTTGGTGCCTTTAATTGGAGTTCGAATCTCTACCGGAAAATTTGCTCCATTAGTATAAAGATAGTACGGATCTCTTGTAAAGATTGGGTAGGCGTTTGATTCGTCTATGGAGCTTAAAAATAGTTCACTGATATATTTATTTATTGTATAAGTGAACTATGAATGAAAGTACTTTAAAAGAATATATAGATTTAAATTATTCAACAAGAAAAATAGCAGAATTAGAAAATTCGAGCCAGACTAATGTAAGACACTGGCTAAAGAAATATAATTTAAAAACAAATTCAAAGCAATTTAATACAACAGAATATTTATGTAAATGTGGTGAAACAAATCCTGAAATGTTTTATGGTCACATGAAACAGAATTGTATTAAATGTCACAATATAAGAACAACACTCAACGGTAAAAATAATCGATTGTTTGCTGTAGAATGTCTTGGTGGCCAATGTGTTGTGTGTAGCTATAATAATCATACAGCAGCTTTAGATATTCATCATTTAGATCCAACCATAAAAGATAAAAATTTTAAGTATATGCGAGGGTGGAGTAGAGAAAGAATAATAGCAGAAATCGAAAAATGTGTACTCTTATGTAGGAATTGCCATGCTGAAGTACATGCTGGATACACTATAATAAATAACAAATAAAAATCGAGAAATGTATTGGCAAGACTAGATTTTTCGAGTATAATAGATATGTAAGTGGTAACAAGGCTCTATAGTTAAACGGATATAACAAGACTCTTCTAAAGTTTAATTTCAAGTTCGATTCTTGATGGAGCTATAATCCCCTCTAATAAACCAGAGGGGATATATTTAAAATGATATATGTTTAACACCCATCATTTTTAAGTGTTCCAAATATCCTCTGCCATCTATCCCAAACATTTTACCTGTTATGATAGTTTTCTCAATTAAGGTTTTATGCCATTTTTGATAATTCGAGCAATCAAAATCGAACCAAGAATTTTCGAGTCTTTTAAAATTCATAATAGAGATACCTGGTGTATAACTAAATGGCCCTGTGTTAGCTCCAGCATCAATATTATAAGAAGATAAATTTAGATTAATATTAAATCTATTTCCCATTGCTGCTTGTCCATTATTAATTTTATTAAAGAGATCATCATTACAAAACACAAGAAACCACAAAGGCTCCATACATGTTCCGAAAAAATCAGCTCTTTTATTTTTAACATATGTAGCTAATAATTTATCTTTAATATTCAGATGAGATAAACTAGGATGAGCTTTATCTAATTGCTTCTTGAAAAAATCGGGGGGCTCATGATTAATGTATTTTTCGAGCAATAATTCATCATCATCCATATCAATTATATTTTGATAGAATGATTTTGGTCTTTTTCTTATATTATCTCTATGAACAAAAAATATAGCGCCACAATGACAAAGAAATATTGATTTATTAATATTATCTGCATTTCTTAAACCTAGATTAATTAAATCAGCCACGAAAGAGATTGGATGATATCTTGGGTTATCACCAGCAAAATAATATTGATTGTAAATTGATCTGGCATAACACAAAGATCCAAATCCACCTTTAAATGTAGAATTAATAGCTAATAAAGGTTCGTGCACATGATCATCTGGAATTGCTTGACAGAAAATTGTATATTCATGTAGATTATCATAATTATCTACAATGTATTTAGCGAATATCCAATCCATACATTGTTTCTTATCAACAATTATATCTCCAGATTCAGCTTTGCCACCATCTACATCTGGATGATATACTGTTTTTGAATACTCTACCTTGTTAATAAATACATCTCTGTCTTCTCGTGTGTGTACTATAACTAAATGTTTGTCTTGCATATTATTTTTATACCCTACTTTACAGACATATAAAATTCCCTTTAAAATAGTTCTTGACACACTCATACTATCTGATATACTTAAGCCCTAAGGAGAAATGTTATGCGAAATCGTGCTCTTATCCGTGCTCGTGTTGTTAGAAACTTTGGTGCGAAACCCGGTGATTATGTTTTTATCACAAAGGTAAAGAATATTCACATTGTCTCTAATGACCCTATCCAGAAGTCAAGAAGAATTAAAGTAGACAAGTATTTTAACATTCGCTTTGATGTAAAATCTCTTCCAAACAATGTCGGTATTTTTGATGACAATATCGTAGTAGGCTGATACAATAGATTATCTTCTAACCCCTACATAGAAAGATAAGGAATGAACACTCTCAACACAATCTTTGGATGTTTTGATTCATCTAAAATATCCACATACTCGTCCTACTGGAATTCCATCACACCACAATCTGATGGAGAAATATTTAAAAGATGGTTGTTTGCTTTTACATCCATTCACTCCACTTGGCAATCTAATGTGAGATGCTACAATCATATTAAGAATTTCGAGCAGTGGATTGATGATAAAGAACAATTATCTCATCTCCTTTATATCTCTAAAGGTGGATGTCATAATCAACGAACAGAAAGCATTTGGGATTTTCGAGACAAGTTTTTCGAGAACCCAGATACTTTTAGAAAATCGAGTAATGAATCTTGGATGGAGATGAGAAACAGATTGGCATTGTTCCTTAAAGGCATTGGACTTGCTAAAACATCCTTTGCCCTTGAACTATGCTATCCAAATCAGGCTCAAATTGTATGCTTAGATGTACATATGTTAAGATTGCTTGATATGAACACTCAAGGATACAGAAAAGAATCTAAGAGGGATATTCAGGCTTATATTGATGGAGAGAATATTTGGATGGATTATTCTGCCAAAATAAAATCATCTCCATATATTACCAGATGCTTGTATTGGGATATTAATCAGGGACAAAAAGATTCTAGATATTGGTCAGAATGTTTGGAGCCACAATTGTCTTTCGAGTTTTAGATAAATAAATTATGTAGGGTGGTTTATTTATCTAAAGAGGGGATTGACAATGAAGTTAATCCCCTTTACAATAAAGCTAGGATATAAGAATGAAAGTTAATTTTAATATTACAGGAACAATGGAAATTCCTGATAGCGTTATTCCCCATTATGATGTTGCTGGTAAATTGTATGCATTAGAATTCAATGATATTATTTATATGCTTCAGATCTGTATTGTAGCAGAAGGTGGAGCTTGGGGAAATGAGATTATCACTCATCAACAAGACATGGAAAATCATAGCATAAAAAATGTTCGCTATAATGATGCAGAGTTTGAATTATCTGATATAATCTAGTATCACAAGAAAGGGTATTCCTACAATGCCTAATTGGGTCATGAACTCACTCACTTGTATTTTTCAAACTAATGAAGAATACACCGCTTTTAAAAACAAAGTAGATGTTGAGAATTTTTATAATTCTTTCATCCCTATACCTAAGATATTAGTAGACACAAAATCTCCCTATATTGAAGTAGATAAATTGATTCTTGATTACAACAAAGAAACACATTCTACATCAATGGGTCTCACTGAAATCATCAACAGCAATCACCCTTTGTACTCTGATGCAGCCAAAAATGCATTAAAGAGTCAACAAGCATTCATCGCAACTGGATATTATGATTGGTATTCTTGGAACCTTAACAACTGGGGTGTTAAATGGGATGCCTCTCAATGTGAATCCAAAGAACTGCCTGATTTTAATACAATCATCTACACCTTCAATTCTCCTTGGGGAACACCAGAACAATTTGTAATAAAATTATCTACAATGTATCCTAATGCCACTTTTGAAATGGTGTCTGGTTCCATTGAAAACGATTCCCATTATGAGTTTACCTGTGAAGATGGTAAATATGAAGAAACTTGCTCTTATGAAACATTTAAAGAAGCAGTGGAAGATGGTAAATGGGGCGGATGGGATGAATGGGCTGAAATGTTCGAGGAGAGTGAAGAAGTATGACACTTAAAGAACTAATCGCCAAACTTCAGGAATTAGATAAAAAATATGAACAGTATAGCCAAGATACAGAAGTGGTTTTGGCTATCCACTCTAAAAATGAATTTAATCCAGAAGTACAAGTAGATTATATTGATGAAATATTACATCCCGCTTTAGATACATTCTCTGGTTATATTTGCCGGATTGTATTATGCGGGGAAATCGAGTGGGAAGACTAAATTGGAAGGGAAGAGAAATCTTCCCTTCCACCTGATATAATAAGCCATGGAAAACATTAAGTGGATTCGAGCAATGAGTGACCGTTTGAGGGATGAATTGTCAAAAGAATATGATGATGAAACAAAAGACCTTATCGTCAGAGCTTTTATGCGAGGGTTATATCAAGACCCATCCATTGTTGAAGAATTAAAATCGAGCTCTCTTATTGAAGGTGATTATTTTGAGGATGAAGATTAATGAAAATGCTTTATATGGCTGATGGATTGTTTCTATATAAGATTGATGATTCTTATGTAGTAAAAGACCAAAACGATAATATATTAAAGCAAGCTAAAACTTATCAAACTTGCTCTAGATATATTTTAAAAACATTACAATCAAGAAGAGCAGCTGAAAAATATGTGAATTCATTAAACGAACTCAAATCACTGGGAATATTATGATACCTTTTTTCCTTATATTATCTTCCTTAAATCCTATCAATAATTTTGTCTCTCTTAAAACATACATATCAGAGAATGCCCAAGTTCATTGTTATGTGTATTTTATTAATGAAGATATTCCAGATTACCCAAGAGTTAAATTGATCGAGAAAAGTAAACTTGATTTCTTCGCATATCTTGATACAATAGGGATAGAGCATACAAAGCTTGGTAG